TTGACGGACTTTATGCTCCTAAAGGCGACACCAAGGAAATCGGTTATGACGGTACGCTGGTCTTGATGGCTCGGCATGCCAAGAGAACCGAGCGGGCTCGTGCTGTTGAGTTGCAGCGGGCCCGTGAGCAGCTCGCCGCCAAGGAAGCACAATTTACCGGTGGTGGTCTGGAGGGAGTCTCGCTTGACGCGAGTCATCCATCTGCAGTAAAGTCCAACCGTATCTCTAAATCTTTCGAGCGCATTGAAGTACCAAAAGAATGAGCCGGAAGGACTGAGAGTACCGAATTTCTAGAGCGAGCTCTGTATAGAGCTTGAGTGCCGAGGTTTCGGCCAAGTAAACTGTCCCATCAGGTGTGATGGCTTTGCTGATCGTGACTGCGAGGTGTTCGCAGTTGAGATCGATAAGGAGCCATCATGCCCAATACCAATGCCCCCTTTGGTTATCGTCCATACCGCATGCTCGATGGCTCCCCGCCGACATACGGTATGGAGCGGTTTTTTATTAACTCATCCGACGCCAACAGCTTCGGCACCGGCGACCTGGTTGCGCAAAGCTCGCAATTCCCAGGCGCCATTACGCTTTATGCCGGTTCATCGGTAGCACCAGTCCCGCTCGGTGTCTTTAACGGTTGCGAGTTCTTCTCGCCGACTGTCGGCCGAGTGGTGTGGTCCAATAACTATCAAACAGGAGCGGGTGCGGCATCATCGACTCCGGTGACGGCCTATGTGCAGACCCATCCTGATCTGCTCTATACCGCGCAAGTCTCCAGCGCCAACATCACTTCATCGAATAACACCGGCGAGCTGTTGTTTCACAACAGTGGTCTCGGCATCAACACCACGACCGGCATCTCGCAAGCGACGATATCGTCCTCGCAGGGTGTGACGGGCCTGTCGAGCGCACCGTGGCGCTTCATCGATACTCTCGCCAATGTCGGACCTCCCGGTGCTCCTGGGACCGATGCCTCTTCGGCACAGTTTTTCAACATCGTCGTCGTGAAGCCCAATAACTGGACCTACAACGTCCTGACGGGCGTCACCTCATAAGGAGAAGCGGTCATGCCGGTTGCCTTAAGTCAGATACGCGACCTTCTCCTTCCGGGCCTTTGGGGAATAAGCGGAAAGTACAGTATGATCGAGCGCCAATGGCCGAAGGTCTTCAGACAGACCGACTCGGTTATGGCGTTAGAGCGCCGGGCTGCGATGCGTTACCTGGGCTTTGCTCAGCTCAAGCAGGAAGGCGGACCAACGGCCTTCGACAATTCTGCCGGGCAGCGCTTTGTCTATAATGCCGAACATCTGGAAATCGGCCTCGGCTACGCCATCACTAGAAAAGCCATTGACGATAATTTGTATAAGTCGGAATTTGGTCCATCGAACGATGGCTTGATGGAGAGCTTCAAGGAAACCGAGGAGCTGTACGCTGCCAACGTGTTCAATACCGGCACGACTTTCAATGCAGCTATCGGCGGTGACGGCCAGGCATTGTTCTCAACGGCTCATCCGATCGACACCGGCACTATCGCCAATCAGCCCAATCCCGACGTGGACTTCAACGAGACCACGCTTTTGAATGCGCTGATTCAGATTCGTGCCACCTGGCGCGACAATGCCGGCCTCAAGATTCATGCCCGTGGCCGCAAGGTTGTAGTGCCGCCGCAACTTGAGCCTGTTGCACTTCGTCTAATGCGCTCAGAACTTCGTCCAGGAACCTCGACCAACGACATCAACGCCATCCTGGGAATGAATGAAAGCTTGCAAGAAGGCTTTATGGTCTGGGACTATTTGACCAGTGCCTTTGCCTGGTTCGTGTTGACCAATCATGATGGCCTGATCTGGTTCAATCGTAAACCTTTCGAGATGGATATGAGCGTAGAGTTCACAACGGATAATCTCTTGGTCAAGGGTTATCAGCGTTATGTACCGACCTATTATGACTTCCGTTCGGTCTGGGGTACGTTCCCGACCTCGTGAGGTATCATGATTAACAGCGTTTTCCCGTTCATGATGGTGATGGTCGGCGCCCAGATGGCGATCAGCAATACTGGCAAGAACCACACCAACAAGAAGGCCGAACCGGTAACAAATTGGCAGCTGCAGTATGATATACGTCAAAGCCATGGGTACTAATGGATGAGCCGGATCCACTCGATATTTCCGTTCCCGATTGCTCCCTGTGGTGCCACTGCGGCGACAAGTTTCGTGCCGTCAATTACCAAGCCGGGAATAACAGACCCGGCGACGACGACGCAGGCATCGAGCGCAGTATGGGTAAATTATCTGGTGATCCAAAACGCTCTTGACTAAGAAGGAAAAGCACAATGGCATCCGTAGTCACGACACTTTCTTCTGCTGGCACCAGTGCAGCAGTTGTGCTTAATCCGGTAGCCAAGGCAACAACTCTGCAGTTGACGGTTTCTTCTTCGGCTGGTGCTGGTGTGATGGATATCCAGATGACGCTGGACGATCCATCGACGACACCGGCACAAACTCTGACCTGGAGCATTATCAGCTCGGCCGCCGCTATAGCGACTGGGACCGGTATCGCCGACGTTGGTGGATTGACTTATACGGTGGTAACACCGATCGGCGGTGTACGGCTGCACTCGACAGCCAACGCGACTCCGGTGACGGGAACGCTTAAGGCGCTGCAGTCGGTTACGGCTTAATAGGAGATCATCATGGCTTATCGCCACAAAGTTCAAGCCCGCGCCAAAGGCGGCAAGGTGTTTTATTCTGGCGGCGAAAGCCATGTCGCCAAGGAAGCCACCGACCCGCATTCGCATAAGCACGGCGGCAAGGCCAAGAAAGACGGTGGTGCGGTAGCTGGTCTTAAGTCCGGTGGCCGTCTCGATAAGCGTCGTCGTGGCGGTGGTATTGAGTCAGGTGAATCGGCCCGCGAGTCCCGCGAGTCCCGTGAATCTCGGGAGTCTCGTAAGTCAGGCGGTAAGGTCGAGAAGCGGGCTCGAGGTGGTGGTGTTGGCGTAGGCGCCGACAAGTCGCCGTTCTCCAGTGCTCATGTTGCCGGCCATAAGCGCGGTGGTGCTCCGCATCATCATAAGCATGGCGGTCACGCCCATGGTCACCATGGTGCCGGCATTGATGGTCGCTCCCACCATACCGACAAAGCGAGTGGCAGCTTTTATGCCCGTGGTGGCGAGGTCAGCGGAAAAAAATAGCGCCTTCTGCTGATTTATATGCATCCGGCGGTGGAAGTGGGAAATGGATGCAGAGCGCAGTTAAAAAGCCCGGTGCTCTGCGGACAGCTGCTCACCGGGCCGGAATGTCCACAATGGAGTTCGCACGGAAGCACCGTTCGTCTCCAGGCAAGGTAGGGAAAAGGGCGCGACTGGCTCTGACTTTCGCCAAGTTTCGTCCTCATTAAGGACGATGCCCTTAGCCTCAGTCACCCTTAGTTCTGTTGGTACTTCTACGCCGGTTGCGCTTGCTTATCGCAACGGTGTGCCGACGACGGTATCTGTTACTGCGTCGTCCTCGACCGGCGGATTCTGGGTCGTTCAGACCACTCTTGACGATATTATGCGCACTGCCTCCAGTCTGGTGGTGTGGCAGGGTATATCCAGTGCGCCTGGCACGGCACCAGGAACCATCTATGCGTCGTCCAGTAGTTTCCCCGATGGCTTACTGCTGACTATCAGTGGCCCGGTCGGCGCAGTACGGATTAATTCTTCTGTCATCGGTACTAACCTTGTCATGAAGGTGATGCAGGGGGAGTCTTGGTAGTGTGGCCGTCAACTATTCAACAGTTGCCATCAATGCCCGGCTCCAGGGAGTCGTTACTGTTATTGACGGCGGCGGCGGTCCTGGTCGCCTTGTTGTTTTTGCAGGCGCTGTCACTTTGGTCTCAGTTCCGCTTGGGACACCAAGCGGTACCGTGTCGGGCGGCGTGCTTACGTTCACCGTTCCGGAAACTGCAACTACTACCGGTACTGGGCTTGCCACGACGGTCAGTATCACCGATGCAACGGGTACCGTCATGATATCTGGGCTCACCGTTGGCATTCCTTTATCCGGCGCCAATGTTATTGTCGCCAATGGATTGAATACGCTACAATTCAATGCCGGTCAGGTAGTGACTTTCCTGTCCGGACAAATCGTCGGAAGCTGAGAGACTATGACAACTTTAACACCAAACTTTGCTCAATCCCATGCCGCTAACGGTCAAGGCGGGGCTGTCGTTATTGGCAATCCGTCCATTGGACAACATGCTCATGACCCGTTGTATCTGACGGCCAGCGAGGAACCCTATGGCTTCCTGAAGTTTGCTCAACCGCCACCGACCAGAGAGCAGATGATACAGGCGCCCTGGATGGGGCCACGGGTTGCTATTCTCGGTACGGCACCGTCATCGAGAATGCTGGCGCCGTTTAATGATCCGAGCTGGAAGATATGGGGTTGCTCGCCCGGTAATCAGAACATCTTTCCTCGAATTGATTGCTGGTTTGAGCTGCATGCCAATCTGTTATGGCCACAATGTGAGTCCTATGGCCGACCTTATCTGGCTTGGTTAGCGCAGCAGCCGTTTCCTCTTTTCATGCAAGATCAGTCCTGGCTGGCGCGGGCCATAACATTCCCAATCATGGAGCTGATCAAGGAATTTGGCCCGTATTTCTTTACTTCCTCCTTTACCGAAATGGCGGCCTTGGCAATTTGGCTTGGTGCCAAAGAGCTGGCGATGTACGGCATCGATATGGCTAGCCGTGATGAATATATTCTGCAGCGTCCTGGCGGGTTCTATTTCATACAGGAAGGCGCACGACGGGGTTGCACGGTCTGGGCTCCTCTGGAATCCGACATGATGCAGCCGCCTGGCATTTATGGTTATTCCGAGCGTACTCCATATGGGCGCAAGAACGCCGTTCGTGAGTATGAATTAAGGGATCGTATTGCGCCGATGCAGACCCAAAAGGCGGGATTGGAGCGGGATCTCACCTATCTCGGCGGGGCCTTGGAGAACCAGGACTATCAGCGTTCGATCTGGGGCGGCGTTCAGGATAATAGGTTTGCTGTTGATTACCTGACCCGACTTCGCGCCCAATCACCAATGGCTGCGGTCTTAGCGGTACCGCAGCCTACGGCGCCACCGTCTTCCCTCAGCCTCCCTCTCACAGCGGCGGTGGCGCCAACCAAACGTAAGCCCGGACGACCTAGGAAGCGGCCTGTGCCGTCCGCCGAAACCCATCCCGCTGGCCAAGGATAGGAGCTCATTCTATGGCACTTTTCGCTGTTACCAACTCGACGAACCCGGCTGGAGGTGCTCAGGTCACCATGACCACTTCCTACCTCGGGATCATCGCGGTTTACGCCTCGACGGGTAATACCAACCAAACTACGTTCTCTAACCCGCAGGCGTTAAAGCGCGGCCGTCTTTACGATATTCTGATCGGTACCAACGGCGCACCGGCGGATAACTTTCTGGAATGGGAAGTATGTCGCGTATCGGCCGGCACCAGCTATCCTCAGTCCGGTACCGTCTCTAGCGTGTCGAGCGCTTATATGCTCGATCTGGCTGATGCTGCTTTCGGTTCCGGCGTTGTCGCCAATACCTCGCAGGGTTCGAGCGCGATCTATTCACGCGCCGGTGCCCAAGCCTGGTATGTCGGTATCAACCAGCGTGCATCTTATCGCTGGGTTGCGGCACCTGGTTCCGAGATCGTGTGGCCGGCCAACAGCTCTACGACCGGTTTCAACGGTCTGGCATTGGATGCCCGTTCCGGTGCCTATACCGGTACCGTGACTGCCACCATCATGGTGAGCGAGCTGTAAGATATGCGCAATCCCGGCGGTTATGCCGTGGTTGTCTCGCCCGAACAGGCCAAGATCAATCTTGACCGGTTTCGGTGCGAGACCGTTTCGGCTGGAACATTTGAGGCTGACACCTTCACCTGTTGCCATTGCAACAGGGTCATGCATGTCAAACCGCGAGCTCCCATGGACGAGTTCGGCTCCATGTGTCGGAATTGCATGAAGATGGTGTGCCCCAAATGTGCCGACGGGCCATGCGTACCGTTTGAGAAGAAACTGGAGGCCATGGAGCGCAGATCCCGAGCGCTGCGCTCTTATGGCTTCTGAAATCGTACCTTCGATATTGGCTGGTATTCTCGATTCAAACGGGGGTATTCGAGTCGTGGTAACGCCGGAAGACCAACTCCGGCATCATGTTAATGAAGGAGAGCGCGTCTTTATTATTCCCGGCGTGGTGTTCGACAAGGTTCCCACTGATTATAAGTTCGTTAATGAGACGCTGGAGTATGTCAAAGCCCATGCGGGATAGTTATGGCGCAGCCGATTACTTTAGTATTCCTGACAACAGCCTCTGTCTCGCCGTGGTCTGTGCCACGCGATTTCGTCGTTACCACTAATCATACTGTCCAGCTTGTCGGTTCCGGCGGCAATGGTGCTACCGGCACCAGCGGCACGACTACAACTTCCGGAGGCGGCGGCGGCGGAGCCGGCTTTGGGCTGCTAACTTATTCCTCGGGGACGATTACTCCCGGCACCACAACGATTCCATTCGCGGTGCCATCCAATGCCGTTACTACCGGGGCTGTCTGGGAACAGACCTCCAGCGGTACGACCGGGAATTATACCGCCGGCAGTGGCCAGAATGCCTCGGCCGG